GTATGTGATTGGCGTACACGAGTTTGTTCATATTTTAATATAGTTCTATCTCGACCAATAATAGCAATAATAATATTACAATATTTTTTTACTGTTGTAATAAACTCCTCATACTTTGGAATTTGATGTTCTCTATTTTTACAATAAGGACAACTAATACTAGTTACAAAATATGTGTTTAAATTCCAATTAAATTTATGAAGGTTACTAGGATTCCACCAGTATTCATTAAATGGTTCAGTGTCATGTCCTTGCCAGTATCTATTCATATTCCATCCATAAACATCTGGATGTAAATTAAATAGTTTGGCAAAAAGATGATTACCTGATCCTTGTGGACCTGTTACTATAAGAAGATTAGGTTTTTCTTCCATACCAAGTAATTCCGCCAGACGCTCCTACAGTTAGAATAGCGCCCAAAGCTATCATTGTTCCTCCGCCGCCGAATATGAAACCATATAGAAATAGAGGGAAACCAATAATAAAAGAAGTAATTAGTCCCCAAAACATATAAGATTCTTTTATATCTTTAAATAGGATAGCTTGTACAGTAGGTAAAAGTGTAGTTGACCTAAATACTGTATGGAATAAGAATAGATGAACAATTTGAAGTCCTGGAAGATTAGCTAGAATTATTCCCAATGTTGCTAATCCAATCATACCTATTCTTGCAACTTTAATTGGATTATTTTTAGGAAACCAATCTGTTGTGGCTAAGGAACTTACAGCACACATTGCACTATCACAAGTAGATAAAAGACCACTCATAATTGCGAATAAGAAAATATAAATAGCCCATACGGGAAGTATTTCTTTTATAACTTCAAATCCTGCTAATTGAGGATTAACATCAAGACCTAATCCTGTTGCCATAAATCCTAATATACCCATTGATAATGGTACTATTCCAAATAATAATGCACCACCTATAAATGCGGGCCATACGATATTCTTTTTAAGTGAATATGCTCGTTGATAAAACATTTGATCACCAAAAGGTCCGGCGATAAAACCAATAGTAGCAGCTATACCAAATGTAACAAATACATCCCAATCAAATAGAGTTCCTGTTGCACCTTTAATAACAGTATCAATACCTCCTCCAGCAAAAACTGCCCATGGTACAAGAATAGCACATCCACCTAAAATTATAATCATCTGAATCCAATCAGTAACGATTGATCCTTTTATTCCACTAAATAAACTATAACTAATAGCAATAGCAGCCATTGTAGATGATATTATCCACGGATCTATACCTGTTATTTTATTAAGTAAAATTCCACCTGCTAATAATTGAATAGCAAATGCACTAATTGTTAGAAAGCCTAACTCAATCCAATATAATTTTTGAACTCTTCGACTTACTGTATTTCCTATATACTCACTTAAAGTAAAACCCTTAGGAGTCATTTCTCGTAGTTTAGCAGCAAAATATCCAAATATTCCTAGACATAAAATATTACCAAAACAAAACCAGAAAAGACCTGGTATACCTTGAGTATACGCTTTTGTTGCACTTACAAATAAGCCCGGTGCCCATAACCATGTAGCTCCGATACTTAATGCTCCAGCAAATAATCCTATATTTCTATTTGCTGTTAAAAAACTTTCTCTGTTGTAACTATATCCTGTTGCAAAATATGCAGTAGCAGCCCAGAGTATAGCTGCATATAAAATTACTGCTCCTAATTCTATCATTTATTATAAGTCCATTTTAATCGTTTAGTTCCTTCATTTGGATTGTACCATTCATGCTTATCACTAATTTGTAGATTATATACTTCTGCAAAATGCTCCACCAATGGCCAAGTCCAGTACTTAAAAAAAGGAAGAGGTTGTTTAGAGTTTATTCCAGGGTTAACTTTCATCATTATTATACCATTTGGTAAGAGTAAGGCAAGAACTTTTTCTAAACGTATCTTAACCCATTCAAAATTATAAAAGTGTAAACACCCGAAACAAATTGCTAATTGAAATGTTTGATCTATTTTGTAATTTAAAATATCGCCAACCCAATCAGCGTTAGAGTTAGCGATATCTATACCAGTTAATTTATTTGGATTAAATTGTTTATATTGATTGTACCCACAGCCTACATCTATAATTGAAGATGCTTCTTTAACTGCTTTAATTACCTTTCGATCTAATTCTGTTTGTTGCCAAACAATTCCATTAAAGTAATTTAATATTTCTTTCATAAGAACTAATGTCAATATTGTAAAAGTTTAAAAGTGAGTTGCGCTAATTTTTTGTTGTCATCTCTACTTAGATGATTAAAAAAGTTTTTATTATCGCTAGGACGGCACGGGCGGCGACCGGCATTAAAAATATTATTTAGAGGAATATTATTTGTATATCCATTTCTAAATTCATAAAGAATTTGACTCATAGAAAAAAAATGAATTATTTTACCTTTATAATGAGATAAAACTTCATTATCAAACCAGTATAAATCTCTTATTTGTCTTTCTTCAGCATATTCTTTATTATGAATATATTTATAATAATCAACAGCGGCTTTCATCGCAGGTTCTACTTCAGCATATCTTATAGCTGACCTCATATTTATTCCTAAAGTTGTATGATAAAGTCTATGAGGCTCTGTCCAACAAAAAACAGTAATATTTGCATCGAAAGTAAAAGACTTTATAGCGTGTTCATGTGCACTGCTTTCTTTACCATAACCAATTATAGACGCATCAAATTTTTTCGCTAAAATAGAACACCAAGAATTTTCATGATCACTAGCGCAAAATGAGTCACCACAAAAATTAATTTTTAAGATCATTTATAAGATCATTTAAATACCACTGGGCTTTTTCTAAATCTTGAAGTTGTAATTTTTTATCGCTATATTTTAAATTATATCTACTTATATATTTAACAACATTAGCTTGATTCCAATTCATTTCCCATGATTTAATATAGGTAGAAGTTGCAATTCCTTTATTATAATGGGGTGGGTGATTGACAGTATCGTCCGTCCACTCTTCCCCATCCATATCAGTATATGTTTTTACTTCATTATTAGATGCACGTTCTTCTCGTATTTTTCTTATAATATAATTAACACGATCTTCTCGTGGCATTAAACCCTCCGTTTAATAGCTTCTAAAAGTTTTGATAAGTTCTCTTTTTTATTTAGGTTAGTTCCTTCTACAGAAATATCAAGGATGCTTTCTAATTCTCGTAACATTACTTTTACTGTTAACCCTTTATCCATACTATCTATTTCTGGTTTTTCGTATATTTTTAGTTGTACAAGTTTACTTATAACACTACGATAACCTTTTCCGAAGTGTTTGGCAAGTTCATGTACATCTTTTATGCTCTCAACAGTATATAATGAAATTAATTCATTTTCCTGTTCGTCGCTCCAAGCTTTAACACTCATTTATTTCTCCAAAATCAAATTCTATTTGAGTAGAATACTTAAATCTTTTACTTATGATTTCTGCCGCATCATCTAATAATGGTATTAGAGAGCAAACTTCATCCGCTGGCATAGCAATTCCACTCTTAGTGGGAAACCATTGTCCCGTATCACCATCCATTACATATTCTCTAATATGTAAATATAAATTTTCTCGAAATTCATTGACGGTAACTTTAACAGCATTACCATTATTTTTATGAAATGCTGTTCCAAAATCTATATTCATTACTTAAGTTCTACAGATTCATCCGTTTCAGTAACAACCATTCTTGTCTTTTTTAATGTATTTATCGTTGATGACTTGGGTTTAGCTTTAGGTTTACTTTCACCCTTTTTCCAAGCACTTACATGTTCTGCTTGTGCACCTCCAGTTATTCCATTAACTTTAAGATAGTCTACAAGTTCTGCCTCTGTTTTAAATAATTTTAATGTATCACTATTTATTTTCATTTAAATACTCCTTTAAAGTATCGCCTTCAACAGGCTGATTTAAATAATCTTTTCCCATAATATATATATTTTCATTTTTATCTTGTAATTGGGATAGCCATTTATTATAACAATTTTTAGCCCCTTGTAAACCTCGCAAATAATGTGCATTAACAGTATGAAATGAATTACTCCACCAAATTAATTCTGTTTCTTGATCTGTAATGCGAGAAGTTATTAAATGGGGATTATCTAAAATATTACAATGGATATAAGTATGTTTTAATTTTTTATAGTGATTCCAATGTTGTTTTATATTTTTGCTACCATTCCACCATTTAAGTTCTTTATCCCATAAATCTTCATAACTTTCATTTTCAGTCCGTATACCGGCGGTTTCATTTATTGTATATTTAGCTTTTACCTCTCTTAAAAAATCAGGATAGTTTTCGCCATTCCAGAGTTCTAACATCATACGTTTAAAAGCTAAAGCTTGTTTACTATAATCAAAAAATATAACTTCAGTTTTATTATTAAATCCAAATTTATTTAAAATAAAATTGGGTTTAAAGGATGCCGCAACGGAATATAAACGATTAATAGGTTTATCTAGTGGTATATATTTTAAATCCCAATATCCTTCAGTATTCCAGAAAAAAACGCATGTAGGAGCAAAACTAACAATATTATTTATCCATGAAAGTTGATTATTTAATTCTGCCGCACTTTTACCCGGATAAACATATTGTTTTTGTTCTCGTATTTTAGGATGAAAATTGTAAACAGTTAATCCTTTTTCTAAGCTTGTATTTATAAAATTCCATCCATCGACAAGAGGCGTACATACAAGTGTTTCTTCTGTAGGTTTTAAAGAAAGAGGTGTATAATCATCATGAATATCTATTACATGTCTTTTAGCTTTAGTTAGTAAAGCATCGTGCATACTTTTTTTCGTGCCATAAACAGGTTTATCAAATTTTTTATAATAATCAAGATTAACGAGTAAACATTGTTTATGTAAGCCATAATACCCATTACCTTCAGGATAAGCAGAATTTGGATTTTGTTTATCCATTATATGTCCTGTGATAAAAAAATTATGTGTATCCATCCAGCTTTCAAGTAATTTAAAAAAATATGCTTCTTTAATTAAATGTCCTACACACTGAATTATACAATACTTAACATTTTCTTTTAGAGCTTTATCTAATATTTCATTTACTGATAACCCGGATAATATTTTTCCAAAATATTTAAAGCGTGTAAAAAATTCTGTAAGCTCCTTGGATTTTTGGGCGGCTGAAATATTGGAAATAACATTAGAATCATCAAGAATACCTACAATATAATTTTTATTTAATCCCATTTTTCTCATAGCTGTTTTCAACTAATTTTTTCCATTTTTTATTATTACTATAATGCCCATGAATTATTATATGATATCTATCTTCTTTACTTTTATTATAATAAGCATGCGTATTACCTACATCTAATAAATAAGCTTCTCCTTCTTTAAAAGGAACTGTTCCATGACCTACCATTTTCATTATACATCCT